TACGCCCTGCGCCAGCCCCCTCCTACGATCTTTCTTGGCGGCTTTGATATCCAGATCTGTTTTCGTTACCTTATCCCCCATCGGGATATTAGTTATTAGCTTATCACCGATAAACATTCCCCATCCATACCCCTTGTAGTTCTCTATACTAAGTTTCCTTATATCACCGAACCTTGACGAGTTGTTGCAGCAATCAACGACCAATGCGCTATCCTTACCGTCTTTTATACGGACTGCCCTGCCACAATTACCAACTATAGCTACGTCCCCTCTTCTTCGAATAATTATTGTACCTATTCTATTCCTGACGCACCATACTTTCTCATTCTCATTGGGAATATCTATTTTCATCTTGGCTCTACTATATATATATTTACCTACTTTTTCTTGATCTTTAGCATTTTGACCATCTATACATATGTAATTTTGTTTTTTGAAATATCCTCTATAAACAAATCCTGTCTTTGTTATCTCCTTATGAACACAACATCTATATCCTCTTGTAACAGCTAGTTGTTGTATTCTGTCTGCATATATTTTATTGTTTTTAAGACATATTGTATACCCTCTTCTTTTATAACTACCCATGTCTTTCTTCTTTAGACCATCTCCTTTATCTATAGCATCTAACAATATATCAAACTGTCTTTCGCTTAAATGATCGTATATACTACCGCAATTTTTATCTATAAAATCTCCAAGATATTCCCATCCATGTTTATCTTTTTGATCTTTTATAGGCATTCCTTTTGATATTTTAAAATGAATCATATCTTCATAATTAGCTAATTCCCCTTTCCTTTTAAGCCTTATCTTATTATATTTCATTCCGCATTCCTTGATTGTATTTTCTATGTCATCAATTATATCCGGGTGTACAAGAGACTGGGCTATTGTGATAGAATTATTATACTTACTTAAATTACCATCACTTAAGAAATAACCAAGAAATTTTATATCGCAATTTCTCAAAAAAGGATAATCTCTTTTTCTGTCAACTCCAGCTACTGGTATATAGAAAGATGTTCCTCTTTGATAAGACTTTATCGCTTCCTCTTTTTTGTATGGATACCCATTTTGTTTATCCCATTTATTTTTCACTAGAAGATCATGATCTTCTGTTACCCTTAAATTTGCATGACGACTATTAAATGTTACAAACCTTTCACCATCATAAACATCCCTATATACAATATCTTCAATGTTTACCCAATATATATCACCATTATCATATGATGCCACAATATCATCTTTTGATATTTCATGATATTTTAAAAACCCTCTTTCTGTTAATATCTCTGTTTCCATATCAAGACACGCCTGATACCATGTGGAAAAAGAAAACGTGGGTCTTCCAAACATCACGCAATCCAGACCCGGATGATCGAATCCCGTACCGAGGGCGGAATAGTTGAACACCACCTGCGTCCCACCTGACTTGAATCTCTCGACTATAGCCTCCCGCTGCTTCTTTGGCGTGCCTCCGTGAACTACCTCCGCCATGCCAGCGCATATCTTTGCGTTCATCCATTCGGCGGCGGTATTGCAGCTCTCAACAGAATCCATAAACACTAGTATAGATCTGCATACGTCTTTTAATACCATCAACCGACGTAAAATAAGGTTGTTTAAGCCATTTTTTCTCACCGCCTCACTAATAGACTCAGCCGTATATTCAGAGCCGTTAGAATTAAGTTTAAGGGCATCTCCATTGAAATCCCATGTCTCATACTTAAGAGGTGTCCAAAATCCTTGCCTTATCATCTCCTCTACCTGTATCACGTGAATCAGGTTCCTGAAATATACCGGTCTCATACGAGTGATGAAATTAAGTTGGGAATATGATGTCTGTCCTATCGACATGTTTTTAAGTCTACATGGCGTGGCTGTAAACCCTATCACCTTTTTCGGTTTCAGTTCATTCATGAATGTCATAAACTCGCTACCATCCTCCGGGTTATAACCAGCATGAGCCTCATCTATCAATACATTTCTGATCCCCATCTCCTTAAGCTTATCAACAACCTTCTTGATAGACCCTAACGTGGCGTATATCATGTTAGACAGCTCTTTCTTACCACAGGAAGCGGAGTAGATGGTAGCCGGTATGCCATACGACGTTATCTTGTCGTGGTTCTGTTGCAGCAATTCTTTTGATGGTTGTAAAATCAGCGTCTTATCTCCCATCAATCTAGCCGCCTCTGCTATCAGCAGTGACTTACCGCAACCTACCGGCCCTACGATTAATACCGGATCATGTCTATCAGAATTTATGTAATCGGAGATACTTTTAACACACTCCTCTTGATATGGTCTTAACTTGTATATCATTTGGATCTGTAGTTATCAAAAACGTCTTTTACGTACTCTAATCTTATCGCACACTCCCGGTCATCGTCCATTTTCACCATCAAAGTCTCTTTGGTCTTGCTTATGGCTATCACCTCTCCTACTCCTATCTGGGTATGGACTATATCGCCTAGCTTTATATTACATTTGATCATGGTCAAGCTTTTTATTAAATTCCTCTATCTTGCTCCTGTCTGTCTCCTTGGTCATCTTAGCCTCTTCCTTAAACATATCATACCCTTCCCGGATATTGTCGCCAACCATATTCTCTATCATCTCCCTTAGCTCATCGCTTCTTACGGCAAAAGATATCTGGAATGATTTACTTGTGCCTTTCATCAGGTAATCAATCTCCTTCTTACATTCTGCCATTAACCGATCCAGATTATCGAACTTAACGAACTTGGAGTTACCATTGGCTTTTCTTACCCCATCCTTGAAATCCTCCAATATCCCGTTAAATACATCCGCCATACACATCATGGAATGTAGCCATACCAGCATATTGAATTTATATTCATTATCAGCATTATTCATCAAGCCTATCAAAGACTCACTTTTTGTCAACATGATTTTAGATTCTCGATCTACGATATCCTTTATCTCTTGCCGGTATCTCATGGCTCCAACGAAATCCATTTTAGAATAACATTCATTTGATTTCTCTACCAATTTCCTGATATCCTTTC